CCGTGAGCACCGTGGTCAACAGCTACTTCGTTTCCAATAACAGGTGCGTTGAGGGACGCATGTCCAGCTAAGTCACCGGCGTGTCCGTGGTGGTGTCCAACTTGGTGGGCGTGCTCGGTGTGCATGGCGTCATGTCCGTGACCAGTATGGTAGCCATGAGGAGCAGTGTGGACGTGGCCAGACGGTTGTCCATTAGGAGCAGTGTGTCCGTGACCAGCATGGACGGCTTCCTCTTGGAGGTGGTCGTAATCGTGATCGTGGTGATCGTGACCAACCGTAAGGCGGCGGAGAGTGTCGTTGTACAAGAAGATCGTATCCGTTAATTTTCGACCAGTCGAGCGCTGGATGTGCATTAATTTCCAGTGGTCGCATACCTTCCAGAATACAGCTGACCAAACAACGAGTTCGGCCTTCGAGATACCTTTGTAAGTAGATTCTACACGAGCCGTGTAGCAGACGAACGCCGTCTTATTTTTCAGGCTAAGTCTGTTAACCGAAATTAACGAACTCTGGTAGCAAGTCAGACTGGCGTCATAAAGCATATTTTTCCATTGGGTAACATTCAATGGTGTACCACTTGAGCGAATGTACAAGCAGGTAGGGGCGACAATTGAATCGCACGCCTCTAAGACAGAGAGGAGGGTCACTTTTGATTGTGTGGCAAGATAACTAACAATGTTGGTTAATTTTTCACCCTCATTGGTCACACCAGTGCGCAGAGCAGGAGACGGGTGGGAGTGGGACCCAGTTTTTAAGAACGTTGGAACTCCGCAGTTATGCGGTAAGTGTGGAAGCGTTTGAGTTGGTAACGGAGGCGACGGCATACTGTGTTCGGTATGCGGGTGGGGGAATAAATACGACGGTGTATGAACATGGCCTGCGGGCTCAGAGTGTGAGTGGGTGTGGTTTGTTGTAAACGATGAGTGGATGGGGACATGAGTGTGTTGATGAGACATTCTATATATATATTCAACATAATAAATTATTACAAGGGTTTTTTAAATACTTTAGAATTAACAACACCTAGTGGATTGAAAGTACTGATATTTAACACATTTGTTATAAGTTTTTTACCTGAATTGGACATATTTTGTGGTAATTCTAATGGAACTGGTGTATAGCTTACACGATCTTTGTAAAGATTATAAGTTCGTATATTTGAAATAATTGTTTTAACGCAATATTCTAACACAGTCTTATTTAAACTATTTGTTTGCTCTGTAACATTTTCGTCCAAATTTTTACCAAACTGTAAATAAGTAGATTTCATTATAATTCTTAATTCGCTAAGACTCTGAGTCGCTATAGAGAAACCAGCTTCCGATAAGACTTGTTGGCGTATAGAATGTTGTATAAAATTAGTATTTTTTTTTGAGAAATAATACCTTTGCAATGCGTTCGATTCATATATTGTGGAAACTGGTGTATCCAAGGCCTTTTCGTCGTCCTTTTCTAAAAAAAAGGGATATGGTTTCATATTACTTGTTAGTAAGTCCAACCTACCGTTTGGTACAGGGGTATTAATAGTGTTCATTATAATATAATAAATATATTAATTTTATTATTAGTATTTGCAATAGAAACACAACATTGACGTCAATTCTGTTGGATAAACGTCAGTTTTGAGTAATAACATTATTTCATATGACCTATATAAAAACAAGCAGCAATTAAGTAGTTTTATCCGCGAAGATACCTACAAAATAGTATATACTATATATATAATAGTCTCTTTTTAAAAAAGAAATGTTATATCGAGAAAAATATATGAACCTTTATCTATTATCATATGATATTTAAAATTTTCTCTACAATCGCATTAAATATGTTATACTATAATAATGAATTATACTGACTCTAATAATGACGATGAATTATTAAACTTTATATCCAAGAAACAATTGGATAAAGAGCCTACTTTCCCACCTCAATTAGTTTATTTTTACAGCAAGGCTATTAAAACCGCACTCATAAATACGTATCGCGAACAAAAGGACATTGGGATGGCATTTCATTGTGCCAATATTATCAATAGTATTTTCATGTTGATCTATAATTTTTCTTTAAATATTAAATTGTCAATTTTTATATGCGAACGTTCAATTTTATTATTTAATGAATATATTAATATTTCCCAAAGCTACAACTCTGATAAAATTAACATAATGGATATTAAACAATTTATAATTAATAAAAGTATCGGACCTGTTAAAATTACACAAGCGTGTACTTTACTAAATACCTACGACCCTCTCTTAAGAATAATTAAAAATTTTATCTGTGCCTTCTTTAAATCGCGTATCGAAACCCAGAGGCCCATGGAAGAGATAAATTTTAGTATAGAAAACGCGTCGCGTATTCTATCATCCACATATGTAGATTTATACGATAGGGGTCTTTCGGATTTTTTGGATGATGAATTCACTAAATTACTAAATATAAATGATAGTGTAGTTGATAGTGCGATCCACTTAACAAAAATAAAATCCGAAATTTTATTGTATTTAATAAAAAAAACGCCAGTGGCACAGTCCATCGATGAGGCGGAAAAAATTATTAATAACGCTCAGATAATAGCACCCCTGTTACTCGCTTTTAAGGACGACGAGAATATCCGCGAAAATGCACATTTCAAAAATATAATAAAAAATATATAAACGCAAGAATACTATTAATTATAATGCCAGAATCATCAGAATCAACCTCTCCACAATCACCATTAAAGTATTTTTTATCGGGTATAGGCGTTGGCGTTTTAGCAGCAGTTTTTTATCAACGAGTACTTGCCCAAAATACCCAAGAACTCACGGTAAAAATTTATCAGGATATCGACGGTAAGCAAGTATTGAGTCAATATTTTTATGATAGTGACAGTAAGGTCCTGCATTTCAAAGAGGTCCTGAGTGACGTCCATGTAACTATAGTTAAAAATCGTATGGTCATTTTCGATGATGCTATGTTTTCGGGTCAATCCATTATTTTGACGAGGCAGAATATTATATCGTAAATAATCCAATGTCGGAAACGACTTGGTTTCAAAATTTTGTTGTTGTTGGCATGTTTTTCTTAAGAAATTTTTAATATATTTGGTAAAACAATATTAAGATCATTTATTAATCTTAATTGTGTTATTCTATTTAACTTTACGGTTTGTGAATTCTTTAGACTGGCGGAATGAAAGTTACCCTACTAATATTGTCAGCTACACCAAATATTTGTTTAGCCTGTGTATAAAACATGTCTTCGACTGGGGTTTCGCCAGCAGCTTGCGCCAGAAGGGTCGCGTGAAACCACGAATTTCTAAAAAGCGAATTTTTAGTGATTGATACGCTTACGCCAGTGTCTGTGTCTACGCTTGGGTCGGTACCTGTGTCTTCCATTGGGTGTCCTGTGTAGTACTGAAACCACGAGGTATCGTCTATTATTTCACTAGGGTTTTCGTTCATAAGAATATCACCGATTCCATCCGACATTAGTGATATTGGCCCTGTAATTTCAAACTGCTTACTATACGACGGTATTGCGCACCATTTGGGAAGTTGGTCGTCGCCCATATTAGACCATGACGCCAGACGCGGCTTAAACTCAAATGGTGTAGTCAACCCTTTAAAATCTCGCCAAGTATAGGTCCGGCACACTTCTTTAGCAATATCACCCCGGACGTTCGATTGAAAATACCTATTCACCCCGTCGATACTGGAAGGTACTGGGTTCACCGTAACACCGCCGCTGGCACCAATGGTATGGTATGGGAGACTACTTGCCTGTCCAGAATTAGGCACTGGTGCGTAAAATGTTTTATTTCCCGAGCCAATGAGTCGCTTGACAGTCGCTGAATTTAAGCCGTCGATCCCAGGCTGTGAGAAAACAATATCGTTATGAATCATAAATGAGTCTCCTACATTATACAGACGACCCTTCCAAGTTTTGCCGATTTGGACGATGGCCAGAATAATAAGAGTGGTTCCTCCTGAACCTGTAACTATATGACCGTCTCCATTCTTCCAAAAACCGGGGATTTCGTCTCCGGTACTATCTACAAGTGGTTTCCAACCCTTTGACTTGAAAAAAGCTTTTTTACCTTGTAGAATTTTATCGTAAATATGGGCGTACAATCGCTGTCCCTCGAATTCTGTATCGTATATTACTTGAATATCGTCCCCAGTCAACTTATCGAGTTCGGTATGGGCAATTTGGGAAACTGTACCCCCAACATCGTATCGGTGCCTGCAATTGGAACGACCGTGCCCATCCGCACACCACATAAGGTGAACTTTTTTCCCAAGGTTATTTTTAGCAGAAACATATCCGACGCGGTCTTGTTGAAACGAATTCCCAACCCCCTTGATTTGGTTTGTGACGATCATTGGTTCGCGATATGACGTAAAGACTCTTCTTATTAATTGAATCTGGTTATGGGACAATCAAATTTGTAACCGGGCTCATACTCGAATTCTATGGTATAAACAATATGAATTGTTAATTTGATATTTATTAAAGTATGCTACTACTATATTAAGAAATTAATATGTCCCAGTATAACTCCACCATCACCCCACTGGTAAACCAGATTAAAAGTGGTTTGGAACCTGCGATTTACGCAGTGGATACAGTTTCCACCGATTTCTTCAGGGCGGATCGTGATGATGGAACCGAGAGTGGTTCTCGAGAGTGGGCCAAAGAGTTTTATTTGCGTAATAGCACTTTCTTGAGACAGACAATTCAAACCACAGACGAATTGCGGTATTTCTTTGGCGTATGGGCGTCGAGTACTGCAGCCACCGATTTAGTAAACTTGGTCGGTCACCGTCAAGCTGGTCAGGTTATCCATGCACTCGTTGTGGATGGCAGGGTATTTCATACGAAACACCGCACCTTGCTGGGGAATAGGTCTGTCATATGGAATTCTCTAAACCCCGATTTCCCCAAGTGCGACTCCCAACAATTCACAGATCTTGATATCGAAACTCTCGCTAGTGTAGACGACCTTGAAAATTACTCCAGAAATTTGGCAAAAAAGTTCTATACTGATAATATTGGTTTTCTCAGAGGAGCCATTCGAACTCAACAGTCACTCAGTTATTTCTATAAGGTTTGGAGTACCTCTAAAAAACTTGATGATATGCCTTGGAATCGTCATGACAGTACAGCACACCCCATACGCGATTTTAGTTATAGCGAATTTAAGCAGGTCCTTGGGGCGTTGTGTAATGACGGACAAGTGTGTCGCGTCATCAAGCGACCTGGTAAAACCTCCTCTATTCTTTGGGAGAACTTTCGATCCTTAAACCGTAAATGTCCCACAGTCAAGTAGCTATGTGGATAAGTGCCTTTCAATTCTGTTAAAAATATATGCTTATATAGTAATTTATGAATTCTACGTGTCGACAGGCGTATAATATTTTTTGCGAACATAATCGCGGGTCTCACCATGAGTCGGTTCAGTATTTGTTAGACTTCATGAAAATATATACAAAAAAACCCTCAATATCAACAACCGAATACGAATTATTGGGGTTATATACCTATAACTGTGTTGGTGCATTAGAATTAACAAAATATGAAATAAATCTATTATTACAGGGTCTGGCTAAATTAACAGTTAACTACACGCTTTTAAATTCTCAAAATATGAGCTTTATATTTCATTCAATAACAAAAAAAATTGTAATCCCCCACTAATGAGAGAACACGCGGTTTATGGGTGCCATTACTACTTTATACTGTTTAATGTGGCGATAATGGTCTCTTTAAAATGGGCTTGGGACTTTTTTAGTTCATTAAAATGAGTATCCTCACGATATATCTGCCCTGGAATTTCCAAACCATTTATCGTAATAAATCGTTCGAACATTTTAGTGAAAAATTCAATCATTTGAGGGATGACTTGGCGGATGTGTGCAAGACGTTTTTTGCGCGTTTTTTCTCCCTTTAGAGTTAATATACTACTGGTCCTTGGTCTGGAAAAGCTATTATCCTTAATGATAACGGACAAATAAGTATCTACATTTTTAGAAGTATTATTTAAAAAATGCAGGCAAAAGTCGTATAGATTATATGTAATTTCATGTAACGGTACAGCTCCTTGGAACATAATGATACGATTTTTAGTAATTTGATTAAAAGTGTATGGGTAAAAATTTATAGTACCTGATTGACTCGACAGTACATATTGAACTATATCGTCATTCATTGTATCTACCTTACATGTACACGTATTCATTAAATCAAATTTTTCGACGAATATTTATTAAAAGCTTTACTTTAATAGTTAGACACTTTTGTGTATGGACATCGATAATAATACGCGGATTCATGGTATGGTGGGTATTGTAATCCTTAATCCACTCAGTAAAAATTTTTTTAGCGGCTGATATTTTTGTAGGACCCCAGGATTCACTCGTAATATCAATAATACATGTCCTCCCATTATGCTGCCTAATTAAATTACCGAGGGTTGGTGCGTTTACCCAACGGGGGTTAAAGCGAATCAAGCATAGAGACGAGTCTGTTGATAAACCAGTGGTACTTAAGATTGTATAACCTATAAATAAGTCGTTATCTTGAATAGCGTCCGCACTGGACTCGCCAGTCACCTTACCACCATTTAGTATATAGATAGGGGTGACTTTTTCTATAGTACGACTATTAACGAATTTTAGTAATTCTGGATATTTCCAAGTCATCTTATTTATAAAAAAATTGATATTGCGGATAATATCAAATTTTTATACATAACACCCTGCTTCTAAATCCACTTAAAAAAGACACCGCACCTATATTAGTCTAATGGAAAGCAGACTATCCGACGACGTGGCGGCAGAGAGGGATATTAAAAGTGAGTTGGCAAACTGCTACACAAAAATACATACGTACCGAGCACTAATTGCGGCCGAATTAAACAAGGTCCCACCATTGGAGAAGGCGTTGTATGCTAAGTGCAATCACGTATTTGTTAGAGACCCCAGTGCAATGAGCGACGATTTGTATAAATGGCAATGTACGGAGTGTCAATTATACCGGACTCAATATTAATTGGACTATTCGGTTTTAACTATATTTTGAATACCCATAAGCGATAGTCCTATCGCTAAACCAATTCCTAAAATAATATTGTTATACATATATTGGTCGACGACACTTACAATACTGAATAAAATAGTGATCCCGATTATAAACAAGGCTCCAGCAAATAGGGGCGAATCCGAATCTTGCTGTATAAATTTATTTAGACTCATTACCATAAACAGTACTGCCATAATAACGAATGTTTTTACCAAAGATTTTGAGTAATTCACAAATCCATTCTCGACTTTGTTTCCGGACGATTTTTTATTGCAAATATTTTTAGCCATATTATATTAGTGATATATATTTAATTGTCTATTAATTAATTAACCTGTACTCCCAGGTTTATTGATTAACGTGAATCATTCCCAATTTAAGTGGGACCGTCTTTTGCAAGTGAGGTTGATAATAGTTACTATATTAGTAACCCGTTAGGGATTACTACAATATTGTGTCGAAAAGGGTTAGACACAGCATTGAATACTCCAAGAATTTAAATTATTAAATCTTAAAGTTGTTCGATATTAGTTTCTGACGAAACTGGGCCCTCCAAATGAGGTACCACCGTTAAGTACATTGAAAACTAATACAAATGATTATGCGAATGATTATACTACTAAATATACTACTAATTATACTATTAAATGATTATGCGAATGATTATACTACTAATTATAATATTAAATGATTATGCGAATGATTATACTACTAAATATACTATTAAATGATTATGCTACTAATTGTGAAATGATTATGCTACTGAGTGTGCTAATGATCATACTACTAATTGTGCTAATGATTATACTACTAATTGTGCTAATGATTATAGGATTATGAAATGATCATAAACCTTTATGCTATTTTTGTCGGGGCAAACTCTTATTAGTAAGTCCCCTATTTTTGAGCTAATATATAGGTGAATAGGAAATCTCTATTACACTAATATCCAATATAACAGTTTGCGTGTTCTATATATATTAGCTGTACACAAACTTGTATTATCTATTATAGGTGTAGAGTTTATTTTTTCCTTATTAATTATGCTAATTATTATAGGATTATGAAAATGATCATAAACCTTGTGCTATTTTTGTCGGGACCAAACTCTTATTAGTAAGGCCCCTATATTTTTGAGATAATATATATATTTAAATAGGAAATGACTGTTGCATTAATATCCAATATAACAGTTTGCGTTGGTCTATATATTAGCTGTACGCAAACTTGTATTATCTATTATAGATACAGATTTTATTTTTCCCTTATTAATTAATTATACGAATTGCTTTATGTAATTATAATTGAAGCGGTCGTTGAATTAAATAAAACTCCATTTTCTTTAAAGTTATTGGAAAAATCATTTTGCTCACGGTAAGGCCGTGAGTTATCCGTAGTTTAAAATCGGGTATATCAAAATTAAGGGGGGCTTTGATAATAACATAACGTAATAGTATTTTTGATATAAAGAGTGAGTTAACAATGTCGCCCAAATGACAATCATCTAAAAAAAGTTTAACCGTGTGTTGTTTATAGTATTCGGGTCCACCCCACGGAGGGTCGATAAAAATAACGTCTTCCCTCAGGTAATTTTTAACTTCTAAAAATGAACAATTAAATAATTTGTACTTCGTATTGATTGGTGGTTTTATCAGTATATTTTTCTCTAACATACAATACCGAACTGTGTTTAGTTCAACAATATTAACATTGGTGAACGATGGATTAATTAGAAACGGTATAGTATTTCCACCAACGGACGCCGTGGCGTCTGTAATTGAAATTTTATAGTTTGGTGGAAACAGTGAAATAATTTTCTTAACTAATTCTTTAGATATTCTGGCGGCGGTCAACGAGAATAATGCCGTTTCGTCAACCTGAAAGGTTTTTTTCTCACTATCTGTATAATTAGTTACCCCACCTTTTAATAGAAAGCGTTTTTTACTAATTATATTTTCCATGTTATATTCTAATGTAATTTAAGTAGGTATTGTTTAAGTATTTATAGATATTAGCAGTGTATACAAGCCTATAACACGATTAACAGTTTAGGAGTAATGGAGGTGTTCTGGTTACTTACTTACCTTTATTTTTCGCTTCTTTCGACGGTATTGCTTAATTATGGTGTTCATAATGACTCCCAATCTATTTTCTCCTACCCAGAATTTTTGATCATATTTTTTTGGAAGATTTCCACCCCAAAAAGTACCTGAGCGCTCAAAATGATATAGATCACGATTGTATTTTTTAACTTTAATCATAATTTTTTTAAATTCTAAATCCTGTTTAAAGCGGGATTTGATCCCAGTCGTCATCAACTCTATTCGACGAGAATTCCATTCAGTAGTATTAAAACTGGTTAATCCCAAACGTTTCATCGCGTTGGCACCCCCTTGTGATTTAGCCAACATTCCCCATTTATTACTAGGTTTAGAATCCGACACATCGAACTTGCCACCTTTTAGAAATTTAGCGAATGTTGTCTCGAGAATATTCAGGGTACTTGGGGTTACATTAACATGATACTGTGGTAAAAATTTTTGTGCTTGAAAGTAATGTTCTATAGTTGAATACGAATTCTCATCTATAGTGACTGACCCATCGTCAGAACGTATTTGTGAAAAATTAGATAAATACCGCAACTCGTCACTCGAGAAAATATCCGAAGCCTTTGAATCGGAGTAAAATTGGACATGTTTGGCGGAATCCCACTCAATCGAAATGTCTTCAGGTGGGACGTTTACGGATGTCGACATCGCTCTATCGATCATGGTCATTTCGTCCTCTTTTCGAGGTTCAAATTTATTTTCGATATGCATATGCGAATAATTGAAGTTTTTACAAACTCTATAGATTTTAATATTTTTGCCCAATGTTGGGCGCTCGATTTCAACAATTTCATTATTTCGGAAGTTCATGTGTTTGGACATTGGGTCGTTATACATTATATATGGCAACTGGTCTACTGACGCAATCATTAGGCGCCCCAAAAGCTCGGAATATGATTCGGTGTATTTGGCGTGCTTGGGTACTAATACATGATCCGTAATACTAATTAAAAATTTACAATAGTCGAATATGCGAATGTGCGGATTTTTCGACTCATAGTTGTCAATAGCTTCGATATCGGTTTCACTTAATTTCGAATATGCCAAAACAAATGTTATGTTGTCATAGTTAATATTAAAACCATTTCGCTTAACAACCTCACTGGAATATTTCGTAAGGCGTTTAAAAAAACTTGCACCCGCCTTAAAGCGGCGTCCATCGCTCACTTGACTATGACCTTTGTAAAAAAACACATAGTCACGCTGTGTCGGAGTACTAATAAGCATATCCAGTATACGACTTTCGTCTTCGTCGGTGACAAATTCGTTAATTTTATATTCGAGGATATCGTTGTATTCTGTGGGAGGGATCATTGCGGTATCGTACCCTCTATCTAATAACATTTTTCCAATATTTGGCATGATTCGAATTAATTTATTTTTAATTTCCATGGGCTTTAATTATTTATAATTGAGATATTTATTTGTAGTTTTTAACTACCGTCTGGATCTTCTATACGAATTAAATCGGCCGATACTATCATAGAACATAGCCTCCTGAAGCTCGCGATTACAGGCGTGCGTTTGTTTTTTAAAAAATTTATTACACGTCGGGCATGTATTATTATCGACCAACCAGTGCTGTATACACTTCGTATGATATATAGAAAGACACTTACACGTTAAAAAACACATTTCAGTATTTATTATTTCTAAACATATAGGACATTCATTCATTATAGTTAATGTGTTTTTCTGTTTAATATTTTATAAATGCAGTATACATAATGCGTTATTTTGATATAAAAAAAGCACTCAGCAAGCTATTATTTTGTTCTACACAATGTATTTGTATCCGAAGGTGGTTACGTTGCAGGAAGAGGCATACGGAATTTTTTGACGTACCCGTAAATATGAACAGGCATCCTATTTTTGACCTAGAGAGCGGAGAACTTTAGAAACGGTGATATTGTTGCGTGCTTCGGGAGCGACGTAGTCCAAATCTAAAAATTCGAAGATATCCCGTTCAGTTTTAATGCTGGTCTTATGAATCTTTGACTGAATCAGTGCACTAGATATTGGTATCTTGGTAGTCTTATGACTCAAGGTGTATTCATTTAGGGAATAGCCTAACGTCAATGCATGGGACCGCATTGACGAATTAAACCCACCCGAACCAGTGAAATATAATTGTGCAAAGGCATATGTTTCTGGTTTAGTATCGATAATATCTAAATGCCGTGCGGTCGTGAATCCTAACGCCGTGAGACGAGAAATTCCCATAAATTTCTTGACACCATTCGCAAGCACCTCTATAATTATCTGTTTTTCTTGTAAGCGCTTAATTAGTTTATTACGTAATTCCCCAGTATCATATTCCCCAGGAGAATCCGAATTCGCAGTTATCATAATATCAATATCGCCGCTGGATTCCAGTCCTCGCCGATACGAACCGTTTATCGACATTTTAATGTTTAGTGAAACTTCAGAACATGTTTCTAATAGAATATCCCTGTAGGCATTTATTTCAGCTCGGGGTATCCGAATATTTAATTCGTTAAAATACTTAAGACCAATCGCCTGTTTTTTATTTAAAATATTTGGGGTTTTTTTAAATTGTTTACATAAGTCCGTCAATGTAATTATTCCATGACTATTGTACAGTTTTTTGGCATTCGCAGGACCAATGGCATATATTTTTGTTAAATGCATCACTGCTTTCAGTTCAGGCCTTACCAAGGCGTCTATGGATTCCTGATTTTTCCCAGTTTCCAAAAATTCAGCGGTAATTACCTGAATTTTGTTTGGTTTAGCCACACCCGACCGTATAAAATGTTGCTTCATTTCCTCTACATTTTTAATATGTGTGGTTGGGAATTTAGATACAATATTCAACATCTTCGTATAGCTTCGTACTTTAAATCCTGCTGTAGAAACATTATCTAAATTGGTTTTATGCTTTAGTATTAAAATATTTAGAATTCCTACAAGGTCCGCTATATTACGTTTAATAATAATTTTTCGTCGAGGCATTATATGGACAACGAGTCTTTGTATATCGTATACAGTATGTATATTTAATCAAATTTTTTAGGTATGGTAAATGACCCATGTAATAAAAATTTGATTATAATTAACCACGGATTTAGCCATACAAAAATATCCGCTATGTGCAAGATTAAGAACTTACAACGTCTTACTACCAACTGTGCTTTGGATTCCGATTGCCAAATGATGGTGGGCGCAATGATTGTCCGGGGTAGTAGGGTTTATTCCACAGGTTTTAATAATAAGCGGACAACCTTTTTAAATATGCGCGACTGCTCCCAGCATGCGGAGATGGCAGCCGCCAGTCATTTTATTAACACTGTGGTGAAAAAAAATCCAAAAAAATACTGTTTTGTACGGGAAGAATAAGCACAAAAAGACGCGGGGGCGCTACAATCTGTCCAAATTTACAGTTTGGTGTGTGCGAGTTTCTCAAAAAGAACGCTGTATGGATAATGAATTTGTGTCTAATTTAGCCGCGGGACCATGCATAATTTGCCGGGAACGTCTGAAATTATTAGGATTTGGTAAAATAGCCTTTTCCAATGAAATCGGTGAAATTGAAATCCATAAATTGAAGGACTACAAAAAAATACATATTACGAATAATCATAAGCGCTTTCTGGGAGATGACAAGCTGACTACTGTAAAAGCAATTACGCGTGGGTTAAAGTGTGTTAAATTAATTTAAGTGGTTTGAATAGTTTTCAGAAATTTTATTAGTTTTTTATTATTTCGCCGGGCAGTAAGTGAGTATTTACCATGACGAGCATTCTGAATTTCGTCAAATATTGTATTGCCATAGTAGTTCGTAATATTAAGATTGGCACCAGCGACTAATAGTAGTTTCATTATTTCAACTCCCATATCATCACTAATAACGGTATTTGAACCATAAAATTCCACGGCGGGGTGCTCTTTTAAATCCCCCACTAAATAGTATAGACATATTGGTAATGGGGAATACCAGGTATTCATTTTTCCAGCATCATTAATATAATTTTGAATGCCGATCGCTTCGTCGATGCATAATTGCACGTTTTCAAGGAAACTCTGCGGTTCTTGTGCCAACAGTTTAGGACTTAGTGCGTCATACAAATCGTCTCTCCGTATATATGTCATTTTAATAAATAATCTTTATGAAGTATTATTTATCAAATTTTTAAGTATTGGTGTGCGAATTAGTAGCCGTCGGAATCGGACTCTTCGGATTCGGATTCGGATTCTTCGTCGGCGGCCATAACCATGCTCTTAATATGCCCCAAGTGTTTTGCCGTTTCGTCAGGTGTTTGGTCTTGTAATGGGAACGGGTGGTATCGCCCCTCGAAATAATATTCGACATGCATACCGTCGGTATTTTCGACCACTATAAATAACTCTCTATCGGAGTTTCCCTTTGTATTTTCCAAACCTAAAATTCTACCGTCCAGAGTGATATAATAAAAACCCTGATGATCATCTTGGTATGTGTGATTGGCGGCTACGTCCAGAGAGAGTTCACCTGTTATAGACTGCTCCAATAAGGCTTCCAAATCAGCTTTGAACTTATCTTTAGCCCCACTCGATATAAATCGTTGGTTGGGTTTGTTTAGAAGTGCTAATTGGGCTTGCAATCTTTTCGCAGTTTCCGCGGCCTTCTGTAACGCTGCGTCCGCTAATTTTACAGCCAACCGTTCCTTTTCTGCCATGGCCTCTGCTAAACCCGCCGCGTTATTGGCTTGGCGTGCTAATTCAAATGCTTCGAGTGCCAATCGGTGATTTGTTTCCATTAGAAGGTGTTCCTTCTCAGCTTTTGATTGGGCTTGGGCTTGGGCTGCATGCGCCACGACCAACTCCTGTTGTGCCAATTTTAAAACTGATTGCTCATGTTGTTTCTGGATCTCTAAGTCTCCAGTAGAGGCTTTAAGTGCGACTTTCACTGCGCGAAGTTCCTCGGCAGCAGCTTCGTGAGCGGCCGTTGCAAGTTTTTGGTGCTCGTCGGCCAATCGCGCGTCTTCCGCAACCTGGGCCGCTTGTTCAGCGATTTTAGCACTCTGAGCGAGTTCCAATTTCTCATCATCAGCAATCTGGACCGATTGTTCAGCGATTTTAGCACTCTGAACGAGTTCCAATTTCTCATCATCAGCAATCTGGACCGCTTGTTCAGCGATTTTAGCACTCTGAACGAGTTCCAATTTCTCATCATCAGCAATCCGCGCCGCTTGTTTGGTGATTTTAGCACCTTGTTCTTTTATAGCCTCTTCGCCAGAAATTTCGGATTTTTTCCAGGTATCGCGATCTTTTCGCATGGCGTCATATTGTGCTTCCCAAACCCTGATTGTATTTCGCGCCTGAGCCAGTTCCTGCGTTAAAATATTGTTGATCGATTTATGCTCGGCTGCTGATTTTGCGTATATTAAGCAGGCTGAATCAATTTCAAAATTACTCTCGCAGACGCACTTACCACCAGCGGCACATTTGCACTGCCATTCATCTAATTTATCTTGGTCAATAGATAACTTAGCTACTGTTTCTTGTGCCACAGACACCGTCTCGTCGGTCGTCGCTGCGGGAGGAGCGGCCCCGCCCACCGAATTCCACTCTGAGTTTCCACCATAAAATGCAAAAAAATCTTTGTGTGAAAAATTGCCTGTTCCATCGGGAGATGGTCGTTTCTCAACCATAGTAACCTCTGGTAAAGCACCACCGTGTCCAAATGAAAGAAATTTTTGTAAAATATTCACACCTTTCATCGAGGCGATATTGTAGTGTTTAAGACTCACGGGATCTACTATTGTAGAGTACATAATATTATATATAGTATATAATAATTTTATACTAATACTCCAAAATATTTTAGAGCACATAATGAAGCATGTTGTTGGGCCTCCTGTTTTTTCTTCCCGAGACCACGCGAAGTAATCCTGCCATTTTTATCGAGAACACCCTCTGTAAAAATTCTATTATGGGGTGGTCCTTCCACCGAAATAGATATATACTCTGGTGTAATTTTAAATTCTTTCTGGTAATATTGCAGTAGTTGCTCTTTATAATTTTCCTCTTTCAATAAGAGAACTTCAAAATCGATAACGTTTTCTATAATATTTTCAATAAAGGCATTTGCAATTTGCCACCCAGGCCCGATCAGTCGTTGATTACCCAAATTATGAAGTACCTCCGAATACACCGGTGTGTCGTTTTGATCTAAAAACAATCCACAAATAAAGGCTTCCATGACATCTTCCAAAATTCGGTCATTAGTCCTTCCAGAATTGGTGTTTTCCTCCACTTGTTTTGAAATGATTAGGTGTTTTGGCAAATCCAAATATTTAGCAAATTTAGCCAATGAATTCTTTCGAACTAATTTCGTTTTAAGAACCGTTTTAAATCCTTGATCGCGGTCGGGATATTTCCTACAAATGTAAAAGGCTACGCTCATATCTAATACGCGATCCCCCATAAATTCGTGATTTTCGTAGTTATTATTCTCCTCGAACAAGTCAAGGACGCCCGGAGGTTTTTTAGCCAAAGAAATATTATTATGGACGTCTTTTTCAAAAATATGTTTTTTTACATATGATGGGTGGATAAACGCCGTTTGATAATAGCTTAAATCGTTAATAGTAATAAACTCGCGTGAATTAACAAATCCAGCCTTCGTAAATATTTCATGGACGTCATCTTCGGTTAACAGGACATTATTCGGGTTCCAAGGATTAATTACGACATTGTCATTGGAGCTCATTGTAGATATTTAAATGATAGGCAGTTATTATTTAATCAAAATTTTAATAAATTAAAGAAGTTAGTCTTTATATATAAACTCATGATTTTACCACTCGCTTGTTTTGAAGAATATAAGCTAACGATCCCATTTCGATTTCATGAACATTCCTTGATAAATAGTGATATTCATTATTTTATTTATTTTAAAGCTCGGTTGGAATTTCTGAGAATTGCATTATTCATGACAAGTCTCGAAGGTAACACCAAGGCGATGTACACGCCTGAGATGCTGATACAATTACGACGATATATCAAATCTATTGGTATAATAACGAATTTTATATCCAAATATTCACAGAAATCGCGAATTCCACAGCGCGATGCCAATGAATTATCTCTGGATTTAACCCCATTCACAGGCGCCACCATCAAGATTACCAATCAGCACAATACATACACCTTTACGATAAAAAATATACTGAAATTGTACAAGCACGCGTTACTGGATATAGATTCCTATTATTATTTAAATTATAAATTACCCAAGATAAAAAATCCCTACACAAACGAGCCGTTTACTTTAAAACAACATTTGATAATATTTAAGGGCATAACGACCTTTTATCTTGATATAAATAAAATGATGCCACAATTTTTAATGTCGTTCAAAATGTGTTATTTTGACAGGAGGGTATACAAGGAACGCCATTCAAATATTCTTTTTTACAATTCAATTAAAAGTTTTTTACAGGATTTGGACAAGGGTCGATTAGAGGAAGAATTTAAAACTATGCTGGCGTATAGCCCATTTCTTAACAAGTACTATTGTATCAGGTGCTTCAAAGGTATTGATATTCGACAATATTATATGGGTGCCATAGGGTTGTATATTTTAAATTCGAATGCTATATACTGCTTCGGTACATTCAAGAAAGAATTTTTATATGTAACACAAGCACTTAATATACCACACAACATTAATCATCGTAAACAACACCGACGGTTTATTGCTCGTAGGACACGCGTCGAGATGGACCGACCACCAACACCTCTACTAATTAACCACCCATTGGCTTTTTAAGACATGCGTATCCTGGTAGTTAGTGACAGCGATAATAAATTACGATAAATTTGAAGCATTAATAATTAATTTAATAAGATTAACTAATAATATGGAACCTTCGATTGAACCAACGCGTTGCCGTGCTAAACTTATTAGTAATCAAAAGAAGCAGTGCTCCCGTAAAAAAACTTTAGGTTGTAATTTCTGCGGAATACACCAAAAAATATGGACGAACCGTGGGTTAAACACTGTTAATACTCAAGTAAATAAACTACAGCCCTCTAGAATCTATAATCCTGTGTCAATTATTAAAATACAAAGATTTGTCCGAGGAGTCAAGGTGCGGCGTAATATTAATACACGCGGTATCGCAGTGTACGCACGCCACTTATGCACAAACGCCATTGACTGTTATGAATTGGAAAATATTCATACCATTCCAAATATAGACTTTATTTCATATCGAGACTCTGGCACTTTATATTGGGGATTTCATATTAAAACCATGCAGCGTTTATTAGAATATTCTTCACCAAATCCATACAATTTGGTAGAGTTTCCGACTACACTAAAACCGCGATTTACAATGCTTCGTTTAAAAAAACCCACACCCACACCGAAACTGATACACCTATCACCACGCGAGTCAGTCCAGCAATTCTGTATCGAAGTCTTTCAGAAAATAGATTCCCTCAATAATTATACAAAGTGTAGTTGGTTTCTGAATTTAAATATAATAGAATTGAAAAATTTATATTACTTTCTATTAGATTTATGGGGGTATCGCTTAAATTTATCGATCCAAGATAAGAAAAAATACATTAGTAATATGCCATTATTCGATATTAAGTATGAAGTTATAAAAACCTACAATAATTACTACCGAGTCGCGAATATCATTTTAAATATCTTTAATAAGTTGGTAACTGAGGGGGAGGAGACCTCCGACCGAGTGACGGCGTGCAACTGGATTCTCTCGGCATTGACGTTGGTAAGTGTTGATGCCAGAGTTGCCTTTCCTTGGTTATATCAAGCCGCCCACCCAACATTAAATGTCTAAATGGTGATGAATAAACTTATTAATATTGTTGTAGGTATAGGTAGATGTATCGCTTTCGGCAATATTGAAAATGGTTTTTAGTCCGGTATCCAGATTAAAGAGTTTGCGGTTCGAGGGCAATTGCAATTTTTTATCGCGGATGTATTTGCTAATTTTTCGCACAACTTCGATCCGGGTCATTTCCATATTATCGTCCACCTTTAGGAAGGTATATAGATTGGCCGACAATTTAACGGGTTTGTCAAAGCGGTGTTTGGATATTCGGGTACCACTTTTAATTAGATTTTCAACCTTAAGCTTTGTTTGTTCTTCCAATCGCCGGACCTCGTGTGGATACAATTTGATTAAATCCTTAATTTGCATAACAATTTTGGCATTTTGTAGGGATATAGCCTCGGCTTTTTGGGTTAAATCTTGAATTTTAGTCAGTAGATTGTCCAATTTAGTTTTATTTTTAAAAATACGACGTTGTTTTTTAGACATTTTAATTTCAAGCGGGGTATCGGACATTATATATATATATAGTTAAATAACCTTAAGTTAAAAATTACGCGTCATTAATGATTATTAACTATGAATTTGATTTATATGGCGAAACCTCCGTATGGAGGATGGGTTTCCTTTACCGCACACTTAGCCTTAAAATATGGCTATCCTTTATACAAAATCGGGAAACGAACAGAGTTATTAAAGAGTGGTGAACGACGATTGCGAAAATTCGGCTACGGAGTATTCTATCAAAATATATCAATTGAAGACGCACTTAAATTACCAAATGTCCTAATAACCGCGATCGATAAAAATTATTACAAATATGTAAATCAATTTTCTCCGACGACAACTCTGGTTATTCACGACCCCACCGAAGTGAAAGGCAAAAGTTGCCAAGCAGTTCTTGATGTACTTGGAATATATAAAATTATTACAATCCGGTTGTCGGTAAAAAGTTTTATCAAAGCGAAATATAATATCGACTCGGTATTTAAACCCCACCCGTTCTTTGAATACCCTACTATTAAACCAACTAAAAAACGAAGCGGGTGTGTCAGCATCTCGAGAATCGATTTTGATAAACACACTGAAGTCACATTAAAGGCTAATAAATTGTTGCCCGAAAAACAGAAAATTGATATTTATGGTGCAAAAAATGATCGCTATGTGTATTTTAAATTGAAAAAAGAGGATTTGGATTTTGAAAAACACTATAAGGGATCCTTTAAAAAATCCTTCACCGACCTGGACGCGATCCTGGGAAATAAGAACTTTGTAATCGATTTATCAGTAATTAAAAACGACGGTGGGGGTAGCCAATATACATTCCTAGAAGCAATATACCAGGGGTGTGTATTAATTTTAAATAGGAAATGGTTGACGGCGAAGGATAATATTTTTAAGGAAGGGTTTAATTGTTTGGTCGTTGAGGACGAACACGATATTAAGCGACTACTTACACAAAAACACACCAATAAAACCTTAGTAAGTCTTGCAACTAATGCGAAATTATTACTGAAACCGCATACGGACGTTTCGTGGTAAAATTAAAATAATTGTATAATATAATGCGTCTAGAAGATATCCCAGTGCTATATATAAATCTTAAACGCGACGTTGGACGGCGGACCGTATTGGAAAAGGACCTTACGGACATTCGCGCCAAGTTTACAAGAATTGATGCTGTATATGGTAAAGACTTATATGATGCTAAATATCGAAAAACCTTGGCGAAAAAACTGGGTGTATCCGAGAAAAAACTATTGCCTTCTTATTGGTTTAATCGTCGGAATTTTAAGACAATGGACAACAAGAAAGATTCGATTCTGCCGAAGGTTGGGTGCTATTTAAGCCACTTATTAGCCTATAAAACCGCGATGAAGTTGGGGTATGAAAGCGTTTTAATTTTAGAAGACGATGCCATGGCATTGTGGAACGCATTTCAGTCGTTTAGTATACCGAAAGATGCCGATATATTTTATCTTGGTGGTAGCTACTTCCATAATAAAGCCCCGTTTACGACCAAGGACCGCCGTATTGCAATCGATACTGACGTTTTAAAAATGTGTGGTACCTTTGCGTATGTTGTACCAAACGCCAATAACATTGCGAGTTTGTATAATTTATTTATGGCGGTTTTTAAAGAGGGTGGTGGGCATGATAAGACTGCTGACTGGAAAAATAATACTGGTAGATTACGGGCACAGGCCGCGGATTTTATGTTAATTAACTTTGTGCAAAAATACGGAAAAACCTACATTCATAATCCACCCATGGTAGCGTGTCGGGACTTTGTGTCGAACATTACGAACAATCGGCAAAAATATAAATTGTCCCTTTTCTTAAATGACGATCAGCAATATAAAATGATCGGGCACCGAGGACACTATAATGGATTATATAAATTATTAGATTAACTGGAATACAAGACACCTCCCATCCCGTCTTTAATTTTTAGGATATTGTAATTTCGTCCAAAGGCAAACATTTTAAACGGTTCGTCGATTTCGGTGACGCTGTTTGCGGATTTATTATAAATAAAGTTCATTGTAAAATTATTTAATTTAGAAAAATTTAAACTCCCAGTTGGTTGTGGACTGGACGGATTTATGGCAAATGAATAATAATAAAAACCTCCATTAAAATTAGTATGGCGGGAACTTGAAGACGAAAACCCCCCACATTCGTAGTGTTCAAATGGATTTAGTAAGGTATAAAATTCAATATTATCGATCTCCGTGATTTTAGAATTATTAGCAAATAATTCTAAACTTGTGGCCGTATAGGAATTATCCATATTCTTATACATTAACATATTGTCGAGCCAAGAAGGGTATACGCTTAAAATAATTTCCTTGACTGGATGATTGAAATTCAAAGTTAGCGCCCCAGCCCCCTGAGCCGCAGTCTTAGTTAATTTATTTAAATCCAACTTCCCCGAATATTGCACCTGAGTGATAAGATATTCCATATCAGCAGCAACAAACCCTTTCCGCTGCGTCGTGTCCAAAAAGATATATTCACACATTAAATACACATCTTTAAGTTCGCCATTAAATGGTGTCTTATGCCATTTATATTTATATGGTAGGGCAGCTTTACTATCCGACTTTATTGCAGTAAAATCATATACCACTGGACTGGTTGTCGCAGTATCAACAACGCCGTTTTTAATAACGACCCCCCCAGTATTGGAAGACATCGAACTGCCATGTTCATAGTAAATATTATTATCACTGTCCGCGGCCAAAGGCTGTTTTGACGCCATATTTAAAGTGGTATATGTCGCCAAATTTTCCTTCGATTTAAGTTTTAAATACAGATATACCTCGTGGTATTGCAGAGCAACCAGGGGTAGTGCCAATCCAGGATTTAAATTGAACCAAAAAATTAATGGGACATACACTCTTTTATATGAGCTATTGCCGCATTTATCAGTTAGGTTAGTATTCGACGTCGTTCCGGCGTGATATTTATCCATCATCAGGGTTTTAAACATTTCATATTTGGCGGCCGAGTAATTTAGTTGCGTCCAAATATCCATCCATTCACCATAATGACGGTCAATTATTTGACCACCGATCTGTATTTCGACGTAATCGATTAGCCGCAATCCTAATTTCGGTATGTCCAAACTATCCGTTGATATCTCAAAGACAACATACATTTGTCGTAATAAATCCCCCTTTTTATCTAATTTACATTTAATGGTTTTTCCCAATTTCTTGGTCCCTTCGAAATATTGGTAAAACCATTCAATTCCAAAATTACAATACTGACTATACACGTGTTTAAAGAATGAAATTTTTGGATTACCGCATATTTTTTTATTTTGTGGTCCAATCGCCATTAATTGAATTAATCCACCACCCATCTAATTATATAGTATAAATTAATAAATTCTTTAGGTTTATAAATATATACTTATACTTCCATTTTCCTATAATAGGCCGTGAACATTAATTGCAATACACGAGACCAGCCATTCCCCCCATTATTTTAAGCACATTATAATTAACGCCGAACACCCAAACGGTTCGATAATCTGGAGGGTCGTGATAGCAAGACGCCAGAGTGCCTTTTCCGCAAGCGCTATTGGATGAACTGCTCGAAGAATTAATAAAGAACTCTAAATCTAAAACGACATTATCGACGCGCGAAAAATTACAGCTCCCCGACGGAATATTTGTCTCAGGCGTGAGTCCAAATGAATATACATGCACGGCTTCACTTGGAATAGGCGAGCCGGTAAATTCCGACCAATTCTTATTGAAGGCCTGCAGATCCCCTGAAAAAATACTTTCAAATAAAAATTTTAATGGAGTACCTGAATGGTGTTGATAGCGTTGAGCCAAGGTAAAGTAGGAACCTGGACGTACACTAAAGCGGTCTTTACCATTTAATTGCAGCAAGGCGGATTTAACGATTTCGAAATGGCGCTTCGACTGCTCCGTTGACTGGCATGCCGACACCGCCGTATTATCAATGATCCATACCAATTCCTTTATTGGATGATTAAAGCGAAGTGGAATGGATTCGCGTTGGTTACTGGTCGATACCGAAATGGGTCCTTGGGTCTGAATTTGTTCAAATAGATATTCATGCTTGACCTTGGCGAATTTTCGGCGCTCCTCAGTATCTAAATAAATATAGTCTCCATAAATACTTAGCTCCTCGATAATATTTAGTTCTTTCGGGATAATAATCGGTATTTTATGTTCCAACGAAACTGGAGAATTAATCACTTCTAAATAGATTTTCGACGGCGAAGCTGTGAATGTATATGGTGTCTGTGGGGACACGTGGATAACTTTCTCTGTAAGCACCGTCGTAATATTCTCGGAGAAACAATTATCTTCTATAAGTTTCAAAGTCACTGCGCGATTTGACGTAATTTTTGTAATTGTTCCACTTAGGACAGTGCCATTGGTAAAGCTTTTACCAGACGCATCCCAACCAAATGCATTATTGCGAGAGCTATTGGAATTTCTCTGAAAGATATCACCGCTGGCGGTGTTTACGGAACCATTCACCGTATACTGTAACGTGTCAGATCCATACAGCGTCAGTTCGGGGAGAGGCAAAGTCTTGTTGTCACTGGTCCGACTAATCGACCCTGAATTAGCTAAATCCATATAAGCGGTTGTGTCGCCGTCCCCGAATTCCGAAGGATTTAGCGAGAAATTTAATTTAATTTCATGATACTGTAACGCGATGAGCGGTATCGCTAATCCAGGGTTATTACAGAACCAGAATTTAAGCGGTATGTAAATATCCCCGTCCGAGTAGACATCTTGGTTACGCGGCATAATCCGGGTTTTACCGTATAACAGTTGGTTGAGCATTAATTTTTTATCAATTGGTTCAGTTAAATCCGTCCATACATTTAACCAATCGCCGTAGTGACGGTCAATTGCTTGACCCCCAATTTCAATTTCAACATAGTCTAGAAAGTTGTAGCCTGCCGAAGGGTAAAAAAATTCCCCGTCGCATTTCCAACGAGAATCTACTAATTGTAATATAGCTTTGGACACGGTAAATGTTTTTCTCTTAATAACTAAATGAATATCTGATAGTAGATCACCGTGGCGCCCAATAATGACTGAAAATTTAGAGCCTTGAGTTAGAGTACCGTTGGTATTTTGCAATATTGATTCTTTAGCAAAATTCGTATGGCGGCGATACATCGCCCTAAAATATGTCATTTGAGGATTCCCAGTTAAGTAAATATCCTGCGAGCCTGTGGCTATTAATTGCATTAGAGCTCCTCCACCCATTAATTAATATAGAAACATATTATTATTATATAAAAACAACTAATATATAAATTTTTTTATATAAGTTATTTTCGAAACATTTAGTTGGAGTATGCGAGACCGCCCATGCCGCTCATGATTCGGAGAACGTTGTAGTTGACGGCGTAGACGTCGAGGACGCCAACGGGGGACGCCGGTGTGGTTTTGCGCTCGATATTTAAGACAGCGTTGTCAATGCGGGAGAAATTGCAGGTTCCCGATGGCTGGTGCTCCTCGGGTTTGAGGGCGAAGGAATACATGTAAATCTCGCCGGAGTCGACACAGTTGTTGGTGGCACCGACGGTGCGTGCGCCACTGTGGTGCTCGTATCTCTGGACGGTCGAGAAATAATCGCCATCGCGCTTGCGAAAGCGGTCGTGACCATTAAGCTGTAAAAGAGCGGAGCAAACATCATCGAGACCAGTCTTCCCGCAGTCGCAACCGGTTGAGGAAGCAACTGACTGCCAGATGAGCTCTTTGACGGGGTGGTTGAAGCGGAGTTCCGTTTGCGTGCCACCGGCGGGCATCGCGACACCGTTGTTGTACTGGACCTGCTCGATGAGGTATTCGTGACTGACCTGAGCGAAACGCCGGCGCTCGTCGGTGTCTAAGAAGATGTAATCGCACCAGACTTCGGCCGCCGCTCCGGTCGCGAGAGTGCAGAATTTAAT